TTAGATGCGGGCAGTAAGTACCTGAGTGAGAAAATAGACACAGGCACTCTCCCAGATGTTATTGAGGATTTATACCTGAAAGTAGGGTTAAGGTTTGCGAGGATGCAGCATAGTGAGTTTTTAAGGGAGAAAAGGCAAAGTAAAGGTTTCGGGTTTAACGAGGTGTGGATTGAGTTCATTAAAAATTACCTGTATAGGTTCTTACTTGACAAGATCACTTACGAAGTCGGGGAGTACACAAGGAAAGTATTATTAAAGACACTTGAAACTGCTTATAACGAAGGATGGGGTGTAGATGAAACGGTGAGAGCATTAAAAGACTTACCACTCAGCAGGACGCAGGCCGCAAGGATAGTGAGGACAGAAACCACAAGGGCAAGTAACACGGGTACGATGGCTGCCGGTTCAACATTTGAATTTGAGCAACAGAAAGAATGGATTGCTGCAATGGATATGAGGACGAGGGGGACAGACCCTGAAGATCATGCAAACCACAGGAAGTTAGATGGTACGGTGATTGATTATGATGCTCATTTTATTGACCCGAGAAATGGAGATAAACTAATGTTCCCAGGTGACCCGAAAGCAAGTGCGGCCAGTACGATAAACTGCCGGTGTACGATTGCGATAACAGCTAAAAGAGATGAAAACGGACGATTGATACCTAAACGATAAAGTGAGTATGAAACAGTATAAAGATTTTAACAGCCAGATAAAAGACCTTGACGAAAAAGGCAGGGTGCTTGTTGCTGCCAATGCAATAGGCAATGTTGATAGTGATAACGACATATCAAAGGAAGGTTCTTTTGATAAAACACTAAGGGAAGGGTTTAAGCGGGTAAAATGGCTGCTGAATCACGGTGATATTCTGTTAGGCGTTCCCATTGAAGGGAAGCAGAACGGCAAGTATTTGGAGATGCTTGGCCAGTTGAATATGAAAAAACAGATCAGCCGTGATATTTACGAGGATTACAAGCTGTACGCTGAACACGGAAAGACGTTAGAGCATTCAATCGGGGTGAACGCTATCAAATGGTCAATGAAGGACGATGTGAGGGAAGTTACCGAATGGAAACTATGGGAATACTCCACTTTGACCCGTTGGGGTGCTAATGAAGATACTCCCATGTTGGGTATCAAAGAGGCAAAGTCAAATGAAGATGCTTTGCAGTTGCTTGACCTGATGTTAAGAAAAGGCAAGTATTCAGACGAAAGGTTTAATCTAATCGAAAACAAAATAAAAGAACTGAAATCACTCATACAGGAGCCGGTTATTACCACTCAAGAGAATGAGCCGAGCAGTAGAGATTGGAGCATAATAACAAAATTGGTTTAACGTAAAATTATTAACGATGAGTGAAAAGAAAGGATTTACCCCTGAAGAAATGGAAGCCCTGAAAGGTGCTTTGTCAGAGGTAGAAAGTAAGATGGGTACAAGGGCTGCTGACCAGATCAAAGGTCATCTGGAAGTAGCTGAAAAGAAGTTGGCTGAAAAGTACGAAGGCGAGCTTAGCGACCTGAAAAAATTTAAGGTTGACGCTGAAAAAGCAATGGACGAGAATCAAAAGTGGATTGACGAGCAGATCGCCAACGCTAAGAAACTCGAAGTAAAAACAGGCAATTCAATCACAAAGGCTTTTGAAGAGAACAAAGATAAACTTGCTGCTTACAGTAAGAACAGAACTCCGATTGCCTTTGAAATTAAGAACGTAGGGAATATCGGCGCAAATTCAAACCTGAGTGTTAGCGGTACACCTGCTTTCCAGCATGGTTCTGCTTTGTGGGAGCCTGGTCGTAAGGGTTACGAGGTAAGACATATCCGTGATCTGTGCCGTGTAGTACCTGCCCCTGTTGGACAGGATACATACGTTGTAAGGGATAATGGTGGTGAAGGTGCGCCTACAAGCGTTGGTGCCGGTGCTGCAAAGCCTCAGTCAGATCGTGACTGGGTGAAAACAGTAGTTCCTTACACTAAGATTGCACATTTCTACAAAGTGCCTGAAGAGTACCTGCAAGACATTGCATGGATGCAGTCAGAGATTGCCGGTATCGGTGTTGAAGAGTTGTTGGCTTTGGAAGATACAAAAGCATTGACAAATAACGCCGGTGGTGAGTTCTTGGGTCTTAACCAGACATTTAACTCTACTGCTTACAGTACACCTACTGCGCTGTTGGCTAAGTTTACTGGTGCAATCGAAGCAAACAATTACGATGTAATGGTTGCCGCTTGGACGCAGTTGAGGATTGCAAACCCTTCAAGCATGGCAAATGCTTGTCTGGTTAATCCCGGCGATTATGCAGCTCTGTTGCTTGAAAAAGACGCAGATGGTAACTATGTGTTTGGTTCACCTAACCAGGTTGTTCCTAACCTGTTTGGAGTTTCAATCGTTCCTCATAATTCAATAACTACTGACAAGTTCTATCTGGGTGACTTTACTAAGGTGAAGTTCGCTGTACGTACTCCTTTGTCAGTTAGGTTCTTCGATCAGGATCAGGACGATGCAATTAAGAACCTTGTTACTGTGGTAATTGAAGAGAGAATCTCAATGGCTGCTGATCGTGCAGACAGAATCATCTATGGTGATTTCGGTGATGCTAAGACAGCTCTTGAAAGCTAAGAGTGTGGTTGTGGGTTAGTATAGGCGGGGGGAGGTTTATTCCTCTCCCCTATTTAAAAAAGCAAGATGAATAACCATAATCTGATATACGACATTAAGGACATAACTACTGAATCAGGGTTGCCTGAAGAGCCTGTGACATTGCAGGAGATGAAGGATTACCTGAGATTGGAGGGTTTTGTTGATGAGGAAGAAAGCACAACGGAGAGCCTTAGTGATTTTGCTTTTGATGATACGCTGATAAATACGATGATAAGTGCAGCAAGGCAAAAGATAGAAAAGTATTGCGGTGTATCTGTTGTATTCCATACATGGAAGGTATTACTAACCAATAATGCCGGTGATATAGAACTTCCTTACGGTCCTATTCAGGATTTCACAAGTTTAACGGATAAAGAAGGTACTGCCTACGGTGAATCTGTGATAGTTACAAGGGGCTTTGATTTCCTGCATTTAGAAGAACCAATGAGCGATAAAATGACGGCTATTTACGATGCTGGCTATGAGGATTGCCCGGATGAAATAAGATTAGCGATAATGCAGCAGGTTGCTGATTGGTACGAGAACAGGATAATAGGTGTATTGGGCGCAAGGGCTAAACATACGGTAGCACCGTTTAAAAGAGCTTGGACATGGCTGGCTTAATGAGTAAGATAAGACTTGAGAAATGGGTATCAACAAGAACGGCCAACGGTTGGACTGAATCGGTGACTAAATATAACGTATGGGCAGATGTTTTAAGTTCTTCATCAAGTAAGGCGAATGCACAAGGGAGAACGGCTATAAATCAGACGAAACAGTTTAAAGTAAGGTTTAGGCCTGACTTCAAACTAACGGGGAACTGGAAACTGACTTACGAGGGTAAAAGGTATAGTGTTAGCAGTATAGAGAAAGATAACGAAAAAAGATTTTACTGGATCATAACAGCAGAGGCAAGGGGTAATTGAATTTTAAGATAAACATAGCAGGCGTTAAAGAATTACAGGCAAGGCTTAATAATGTATCAAAAGAGGTACACAAAGAAGTATTAGGTGAGATTAAAGACGCTGCGCAAAAGTGGGTTGAATTCTCTAAAAGGGATGCGCCTGTTTTTAAAGGTGAAAATGGAGGTACACTAAGGCAAGGGATAACGGCTGATATTTCACCGTCATGGGGTGCAAGTGTAATAAGTAACGCTAACTATTCACCCTATATCGAGTGGGGAACAGTAACAAAAGTAGATGTGCCTGGAGAATTAGCCGAGTATGCTATTCAGTTTAAGGGAAGAGGAATAAGAAAAAACGGCGGGATAATACCAAGACCGTTCTTTTTCAAGCAAAGGGCGGTGATTGAAAAGATGCTGATTAAGAACATAAACAACGTACTGGACAATACAAAACTGTGAAAGCTACTACCAACGATAGTATTAGTGCATGGTATAACCTGCTTAACGGTCAGGTAGGGCAAGGCGTTGAGGTTTATGTTGAAGATGCCCCTGAAAACCCAAGTGTGAACTATGTACTACTAAGGGCCGAAGGTGGCACAAGCGACAATACTAAGCAGTATTTCGCAGATAACATAGTTGTGATCACTGATATAGTCACAACATTCGAGAACAATATTGACAGGTCAGTATGTGAAACGATTGATAACGCTATCTGTCAGTTAATACTACCCACAAGACAAAACGAATTAACCAAACCGTCAGGATTACAGATACACAATGTAGAAAGGGAAAACTATGACTATCTGTACGAAGTTGACGGGGTGAAAAAATATTACAGGAAAGTTTCAAGATGGAACCAATACGTATTTCAACAATAAAAATAGACAGCAATGGCAACAACAATTCAGGGGAGTGACATAGAGTTACTCATCAGACAGAAAAATACCGGCGACTTTAAGACAATGGTATGTGAGGAAACAGTTTTTTTAGACGTATCAAATGACGTTAACACCTCAAAGACTAAGTGCGGCACTTTTAAGGGTGTGCAGGTGGCAGACTTTAAATTAAACGGTACTGCCGTATTTAATGCAGATCCAACAGTAAGTGAGTTGAGCTATAACGAGGCTTTAGCCTTTCAGCTTGACAGGACAAGGTGTGAATTTATCCTTAGAAACAAGGCTTTTGAATCATTTACAGCCGGTGAGCTTGTGAGAATGTCAGGAGATTGCTTTTTCACATCTACTCAGTTTGACGGTTCAGATGGCCAGGTTTCAAAATTCACATGGAATTTGGAAGGTGATGGCACATTAAACGACACAGAATCCTAAAATATACTAACTAATGAAAACAATCACATTACAACTCGGAGGAAAAGAAAGGACGTTGGACGTTGGCAAGTTTTATTTCACTAAATACTTGGGTGAATATATTGGCAGCGATCCGCTAAAGTCAAACGCTAACGATGCAGGTACTCAGTTTAACTATTCCGTTGCCATTGTTTATGCCGGATTGATGACTGATTACAAAGCAAAAGGGTTAGTCGTTGACTTTACCAAAGAAGATGTAGAGGGATGGGTTGGACTTTTAGAAATGGATGAAGTGGTAAGGATCATTGACGAGTATGGTAAGCTGAATAAATCCGAAGTACCGGGGGAGTAAAATCCCATGATGTCGAACCGATGTCATGGGATGACCTTCGGGCTGAAGCGTTTGGGGAGATAGGGCTACTGCCGAGAGAATTTTACCTGATGGAAAGAAGTGACTATTGGTTGCTTCATAAGGGGTTCTTTAATAAGAGGCTTTACGAGCAAAGGGTTTTAAGAAGGGCGGTTGTAACCCTTATCTCTCCCTGGTTAAAGAATGAGCCAAACGCTTACAGGATAATGCCACTGCCGGAGGATGACAAGTTGCAGACGCAGATTAGTGAGATGCAAAAGAGCCGGAGAATAACAGTAAGCGATAAGAGCAGGGCGATACTGATGAAGTTCAAAGAAAAAGAAAAGGCAAGAAATGGCGGTACTTCAGACTGATTTAATATTAAACGATAAGGGTTTTACTACTGGTATTGAAAAGGCTCAACAGTCTTTGAAAAAGCTGCCTAATGCTTCAGATCAGGCTACAAACTCTTTAATGAACCTGTCAAGGGTTGCGCAGGATGCCCCATATGGGTTTATTGGTATCGCTAATAACATTAACCCTCTTTTAGAATCTTTCCAGAGGTTAAAGGCTACAACAGGAACGACAGGAGGCGCATTAAAGGCTTTAGGTAAAGAATTAACCGGCCCTGCCGGTATTGGTTTGGCCGTTGGTGTGGTTTCGTCTTTGTTGGTTGTATTTGGTGATAAGCTGTTTAAAACAAGCAGGGCAGCAGATGAGGCAGAGAATAGCGCAAAGAAATTAAAAGACGCTGTTCAAGGCATATTCCAAAATGCAGCAAAGGAAGCGGCAGAGGTAACTTCTTTAGTTGCCGTCCTTAAAACAGAAACAGAAACAAGGCAAAGAAAGTTAGCTGCATTAAACGAGCTTAAAAAGATTCAGCCGGAAATATTTTCCGGTTTAAAACTTGAAGGCAATGCGGTTGCAGGGTTAGATACAGCCTATCAGGGTTATATCGCTAACCTTAAAACGGTAATCGCTGTAAAATTAAAGCAGGCTCAATTAGAGCAATTAATAACAAAGCAGCTACAATTACAGGGTGTAACATTAACCCAGTCAGAAAAGGGTTTATTGGATGCTGCAAACGCTTTTAGCGAAAAAAGATTACAAGAGGCAAGGCAAAAGGGTGATCCAACAGGTGCAGGGATTATTTCAAATATTTTAGGCACAAGAGAAAAAAGGCAGCAAGAGTTAAATAGAATACAGTCAGATATTGATGCCCTATTTAAAAGCCTACAAGAGTTATCAAGTGGCATTGACCTGAAGATAAAAGAGCCAAAAGGATCAACGGTTGTAAAAGATAAAATAGTTCCTCTTTTGGGTTTGGGTGATAGCGATCAGGCATTATTCAGCACAATAGACAGGATATTTCAGCAGGTACAGGATAGGGTAAACTTTAGGCTTAAAAACCTATTCAACCAAAAGAAAGGTTTTGATATTACCGGAGGCAGTGCAAAAGAAAAAGGCTTAATCCCTGATGAAACTATAAAGGCTACGCAAGAGCAATTACAATTCATTTCTCAGGCCGTTAGCAGCGTTTTACAACCTGCTTTTTCGGGGCTATTTGATACACTCGAAGAAGGTGGAAATGTCATTAAATCATTCTTTGATGGCTTTATTGATGGTATTAAGAGAATGATTGAGCAGTTATTGGCAACAGCGGCAATATCAGGTATTTTATCACTACTTGGCTTTGGTGGGTTTGATAAGATTTTTTCAGGAATGATAGGATTACCACGAAGGGCGGCGGGTGGTGCTGTTTCGGGTAATGCCCCTTATCTGGTAGGTGAAAATGCCCCTGAGTTATTTGTACCGTCAACATCTGGGAGAATAGTACCAATGAATAATCTCGGAGGTATTACCGGAAGTGCCATGCAAATGGTAATGGTTACGGTTGACGGACGTATAAGCGGAAGGAATTTAGAATTAGTAACAACAAGACAACAGCGATACAGGTTAGGCAATGGCTAAACCATTAACTATATATCTAATCAAGTGGCAGTCTTTCCATGAAAGCACTGATATACAGTGCTGGATTGAGATTGCAGACTATGATAACTTAATACCTGATGACGAGGCACAAGATGTTTATTTACTACAGCCTGCCGGTGAACCAGCAAGATTATCTGTAATTGATAATGACGAAAACATATTTAAAGTAATAAGGGGGCAGCAGTTAACTATTCAGTTTGTAAATACATTTAATTACAACTTTGCAACCTTTGCCGAGGGTTCAGATCGCAGGTGGGGTGTTCACTATTATATAGG